GTCACAAACATAGGTGTAGTTGGTGTTATACTCATTGGAAGCTACGATATACGGTTCGAAGACAATCTTAATACGTCCTCGATGAAAATTACTAGAAATAACCATAAAACGAAAATCAATAGTCCCGCGCCAATAATCAAAAGCTGCTGACAAATAACCACCCGGCGTAGGGTGGATTTCAGAACTCAAAACAGACCACTGTGAAGGAGTTACCTTAGCAGTGAACAATAGAGTTTCAGATGTTTGGGCCGTTGTCCAATCGAAAGTAGTAAGAAAGGACTCACGAGTTACAAGAGAAGAAATAGACATCTCATCTGTACCATCGAGTCCAACCGTTCGACTATCAATCGTCAACTCCTGCTTAACATCTAATGACAACTTTTCAACTTGATCATCAACGTTACCGTTAGCCATACGCGAGAAAGGATTAACTGCTACCATAGCAGCTGGTTCAATTTGCGCAGGCTTAGAATAACCAAACATACGTGCAATCTGAGCTACAGCACCTGTAGCGAGCTCAGTCGCACGCATATAAGGTCCAATCATAGGAGCATCAATCAAGGCAGCAGACCAAGTATTAGCTACACTAGCTATCTTACTAATTGGTCCATCACCGTACTCATCACCAGATTGAGGTTCAAAAGACTTCCTCTTCCAGTGAGACTGCTCCTTATTTTTAGACGGAATATACTCCCAAATAGTATCTGGCACTCGCTCCGGAAGAGACGGAGGGTCAGGAGGAGCATGAGGCCTGACGAAATTACCGGCTCCATTATATGCAGATTCAAAAAGAACCATAGCAATTTTAGGAGGCAACGTCCTCAGGCTACGTATATAATCGATCTCTGGTGTAGAAGGATCTTGCAACCATTGACCTTTATATAATGCACCAGCCAAGAGAAGATTCTCTAATTGACTGGGCGTATTACAAGCATCCACTAAATGAACTAAACGTGGATCAAGGCGATCATACCACAAACGCCAAGGACTAACATCACTATCTCCGGATTGAGGTTCAAATCCAGATTGGGGAACAATAGTTCCAGGTTCAGTAGACGTAGGAATAGCCATTTCAACATTCTCAGCCCAAGCGAAAACGTTAATAGTAACATCTGTTGAACCACCGTTAGCATGACGCAAAGGCGCGATAGTATGAATAATCATAGAACCCAACTGATCCCACTCATCTTCAGGTACAGACAAAGCATCTTTATAATAAAAGAAAGGCAAAGTCAATTGTCCACCTAAAGACATAGTAGGATCCAAATAAATGTGGGGTCTCTGACTAGCTTGCACAACGTCTTGGATATAAAAGGCACGATCTACTGTGAGATTGTCCTGAGCATCCAAGGGAATGTACGAAGCAATCAACCTACCAAAATGAAAACCAGTTCCGTTAATCACAATTTTTACACATAATTTACTACGCAACAAATAATAGTTGGAAATACGGTTGATCACACGTGGATTCTCCCAAAAGAGCTTCCACGGATTAAATTTCTGATAAAGATTCACACCATTACTCCAAGTATATGATGCAATCTTAACAGGACGCGAGAAAAATTCCTCCAAACTAGCGTCATACTTCTGAGCACTCCTAAAAGTGGCATCAGGCATGGAGGGAACTACATAGTCGTAACCAGGATTCTGATCAGAGAAATCTACGACCTGTGCTTTCTCTGACGAAGTATTAATATTTACATTAAAAAGTTTAGAAGTACACTTTAATCTTACATCTATGCAACGAGTACCATTGTTACACGACAGCGTTCTCAAATTGGAGTGTCAATCCATTTCTAAATAGAAATATACAACTATAATACAAGCCTATACAAATATACATGAGGGGCCAATGTATACAAATACGGTATCCAATATATTACACATCAATGGTTTTACGGGCAAAGCATCCGAAGGTCTTTGATGAAGACCTACCAGTCCTTATAAGTTTCGTACCATTCTTGAGCAAATTCATCAAAGGACTTGTTAAGATTGGTACACATTGAAGTTAATCGTGATCTACGAGCAACTTCGACCATTTGTTGCTGCCTAACATTAAATGTATCACGACCGTGAAAGAACCACTCACGGATCGCGCCATCAACATTTCCAGCAGCTAACTGGTCTAACGATAATGGACTCTTCTTATCATGCACACAGCAGTGCAACGATTTAAAGATAGAGTCCTCAGACAGAGCTCCAACATGCACACCTATTTCCGGAATGAAAACAGATTTGCGCTTAAGGAACTCGACATCTGAAACAGACATACGAGAGACTAGTTCACTCTCTTTGTCTGGCATAGTGTAAGTCTGACCGTATTCGGCCAAGAACTTGGAGATTTCCTGAACTCCAAAACCCTCACACATCAACGAAGCAGATCCTGCATTATCATCACCATAAGTGACAATATGCACATTGGAACGAAAATCAACTTCGGACGACCTCTTTGCGAAATAAGCGCATCGCAAATTGAGACTTCCACAAATCCCATTGAGGTTTACGGTGAGAGAGTTTCCACTAATATGGGAACCAGAAACTAGACTAATCAAATCACCATTGAAGTTGATCATAGAGTACGCAACATCAGTCGCAATCGACTCCATCATCAAAATATCAGTTTCATCGTAAGCAAACTGACGGGCGATATTGATAAGAATACGGAAGGCCGCAAGAATTAACTGCGTAGGGAGGCGTTGATCATACTTCGAATAATCTCCAGCAACCCAAGCCTGATCACCAAAAGTACCAAGGTGATTCATCAATTCATCCCATTCCGGGGAATAGCAGTTAATACCTACTGCACACTCGGAAACTAAGGGATTCATCTGAAGCATACGAGCAATTGGCAAGAAAAGGCGCCTAATCCAATACGTTTGCGCAATGCCATTTGCATAGAAGATGCGACATTTACCCTTAGCCAAGGGCAAAACTTCATCCTTCTTGCAGGCTTTGGCGACCGTAAAGGCGCGTTCGCCTGAACGGTAGCAGTTACCGACACGCTCAATTTCAGCTAAAATATCTTGCTCAAAATCAAACTTGTGTTGATAAATCTCATCTGCTGGCAATTCAACCATAAAGTTGGATTTAGGTCCAACCAAAGGAAATCCAATAGCAGTAGACTTGGGCATAGCATCAACAAATCTAACTCCAGGAATACCATTAATGGTCTGAATATGCGTCAAAGGACGAGTATCCTTCCACATGTCAGAGCGGGCGAGCTCCAACAAAGGCTTCTGATAATCCTCAACAGCACAATCCAATAACGCAACTGGATATTGCTTAGCAGGAATCGCCATATTGGCGAGCGCCTTCTGGTAGGCTTCCCACTCAGGATTCATCTTGGGCGGACCATAAACGTTAGGATTATCACAGACATCCATAACGTGCTCTGACGTAGGCAACACCCTAACCAACGACTTGGTAGACGTGCGCCCCGGAGCAAGGCCATGGAACTGAAATTCAGTTCCTTCCGGCATAAACCTCATTGGACTCTTGGCATGAGCCTCACCGACGTTGAGCAACTTAATACCCAACACTTGAGGTTT